GGGCATGGCCGACCTGATCGACACGCTCGAGGGCACGATCGCTCGGCTGGCCGGCACGTCGAAGAAGGCCGGCGGCGGACGAAAGGCCGAATTGGAGAGGCAGCGTCTTTCCCTGGAGCGTTTCCGGTAGGGTTATTTCGCGCGAAATATGCCCTTGGCTCCAATCCCCAATCCCTCTGCTTGCGGTATGCCCTTCCGAAGAATCCGGCGCGTGGCCGTAAAATCCGCGCTGCAATTGGCCGCGCGACCGGCTAGGCTTACCGACTGAAGTTGACCGATCACGCAGACGCGATTCGGCGACACCAGAGCACGACCGCTATCCGTCACGCCGCGGCGGGCGAGAAGCGAACTGCCCAACCTTGCGCAAAGCAAGGTCATGGAGATGGTTTGTTTTTCGTTCGCCGTTTTCGTTTTCACATACGAGGAAAGACCATGAATTGGCGCATCCAGAAGCTCGAGGAACGCAAGAAGGCGCTCGTCGCGCAGTCCGAGGCAATCCTGGAGGCGGCCGCGAAGGAAGATCGCGAGCCGACCGAGGAAGAGACCAAGACGCTCGAAACCAACCGCACCGAGTTGGAGGCCGTCGCGGCCAAGATCAAGCGCGAGACCGATCTGGCGGCGTTCGTCCAGAGCGCCCCGGCCGAGCGCGCCGGGGGCGAAGGCGGATGGCCCGGCCAGTCCGGCACCGGCCGGTCGCAAAGCGGACGGACCAGGGCCGCGTTTGAGGACGACCCGAACAAGGGCTTCAAGACGCCCCGCGAGTTCCTCATGGCCGTCATGCAGAACGCCGATCGTCCCTGCCGAGAGGCCGGCGACGAACGGCTCCGCTTCCTGGCCACCGCCGGCAGCGATGAGCAAGGCGGATATTCGGACGCCTACGGCGGGTTCCTGGTTCCGACCGGCTTCTCGCCGCAGTTGCTCCAGCTCTCCCCCGAGGACGATCCGATCGGCGGCCGGACCACACAAATCCCGATGACCTCGCCGAAGATCGAGATCAACGCCCGTGTGGACAAGAACCATGCCACCAGCGTTACCGGCGGCCTGACCGTCACCCGTCGAACCGAGACCCAGGAGGGGACGGCGAAACGGATGGAGATGGAGAAGGTCAAGCTGAGCGCCTACAGCCTCTTCGGCCTGGCCTATGCGACCGAGGAAATCCTATCCGATTCGCCGATCTCGTTCGCAGCGCTCCTGGAGGCCGGGTTCCGCGACCAGTTCAGCTCGCACATGATCGACGAGCGGATCAACGGCACAGGCGTCGGCGAGTTCGAGGGCATTATGAAAAGCCCCTCTCTGGTGACGGTCAGCAAGGAAGGCAGCCAGACGGCCGACACGATCAACTATTTGAACGTGGTCAAGATGCGATCGCGTTGCTGGCGCTATTCTCAAGCCATCTGGCTCTATAATCACGATTGTCTGCCGCAATTGATGCAATTGGTTTTGCCGACCGGCACCGCCAGCGGCGTCTCGATGTGGCAGAACTCGGCCCGCGAGGGCGAGCCGGACCTGTTGTTCGGCCGGCCGGCGATCGCCACCGAGTATTGCGCCACGCTCGGCGATTTGGGCGACATTCTGCTGTGCAACTGGTCCCAGTACCTGGAAGGCACCTATCAGGCCCTTCAGTCGGCCGAGTCGATCCACGTCCGGTTTTTAAGCCATGAGCGTACGTTCAAGTTCTGGCTCCGAAACGCCGGCAAGTGCTGGTGGCGCTCGCCGTTGACGCCGAAGAAATCGACGCAGACCTTGAGTCCGTTCGTCGCGTTGGAGGCCCGATAATAGTGGTCAGTGGATAGTGGCCAATGGCCAGTGGTCGGAAATCCCCAAATCCCTAAATCCCAAAATCCCAAAATCCCTAGAGGCTCACATGGCATCAGCCGTTTCGACTCAAAAGGTATTTTCCCAGCAGGCGATCGCCGCGGGGAGGGCCACCGGCACGGCCGGCACGGTCCTCTGCCCGACGACGTTTCTCGACCTGCGGGACTTCGATTCATTCGCCGTGATCGCCATGCTGGCGGCCAAGACCGGCAACGGCATCACAAAGCTGGAGATCGTCGCGGCTGAGGATTCGGCCGGATCGAGTAACCTGACCGTGATCAAGGACTCCGGCACGGTCGCCGCCGACGCGCTGGGCGACTACGTCGTGCAGGAATGCACGGCCGCCGAAATCGCGCAGCTCGGCCGCGTTTCGGGGTATGCCCTGCGATACGTCGCGGCCCGCGTGACGTTGCACAACGCGGCCGACGTCGCCGCGGTCACCTTGATCCGCGGAGACGCCAAGGTCCAGTACAAGGACATGACGGCCAATTACATTTCGCCGTAACGCGGAGATTATCGCCATGCGTTACGCCCGAACGGTCGCGCCGGCCGAGACGCCGATCAGCCTCGACGAGGCCAAGGCGGCATGCTCGATCGCCGTGGAGAACACGGACCTGGACGATTGGATCACGCTGCTGATCGCCGAGGCCGTCGACGCGATCGAGAAGCGGCTGTGCCGGCAGTTCATGGCTGCAACATGGACGCTCGCGCTCGACGAGTTCCCGGATGAAATCCTGCTGGAGCGGATTCCCGTCACCGGGATCACGTCGATCGTTTATATCGACACCGAAGGACGTACCAAGACATTGGCCGCGGATCAATACCAGGTTGACCTGGGCGGCGCGAACTCGCCCGCGCGGATCAAGCCGGTCGAAGGCGCGGCTTGGCCCTCGACGCAATCTGGAACCTACAACACGGTTGTTGTCACCTTCACGGCCGGGGCGGACTCGGCCGACGACGTGGCCCCGACGGCCAAGCGGGCCGTTAAGTTTCTCGTAGCGCATTGGTTCCGCAATCACGAGCCGGTCGGCCAGGGCCAGGCCCTGGAAGTGCCGGCGACGTTTGATTTCGTCCTCTTGGCCGAGGATTGGGGCAATTACCAATAGTGGCCAGTGCCCAGTGGCTAGTTACAAGAAAAATGATCGGTGCGGGAAAACGCAACAAGAAGATTTCGGTCTTCCTTCCCGGCGTGCAGCCGACGACGGGAGGCGAACCAATGCAGTTCGAGTCGCTGGTTCTGAATGAATGGGCGGCGATCGAGCCGCTGCGGGGCGACGAGGCCTGGATCGAGAAGGGCCTGCAAGGGACCGTGACCCACAAGATCACGCTCCCCTATTGTCGCGCCGTGACGCCGAAGATGCACGCGAACTGGCGCGGCCGAAAGTTTTACATCAATTCGGTCATCAATGTGAACGAGGACAACCGGGAGTTGATTCTCCTGGCCACCGAAGTGGTGAGTTGACATGGTCATCGAACAGGAACTCGCCAAGGCCCTTTTGGGCCTGAATCGCGTCCGGTCGCTCGTCGGCTACCGGATATGGGATGAATGGTTCCGCTCGAATGAGACGCCGGCGGTGGTTTTCGAGATCGACGCGGAACGGCCGCAAAACTCGTTGGACGGCCGTGGCGGACTGGTGTTTGCTGACGTGAACGTGATTTGCCGGGCGGAGACGCGGGCTAAGTCGCGCGAGTTGGCCGAGGCCATCCGCGCCAATGGTACCGATCCGGGCACCGGCCTGGCCGGATACTCCGGCGCCTTCGACGCCGTGCTGGACGACATGCAGTCGGCGGCCGTGCCGAAGAATGATGGTTCCGACCGGCATTGGTACGATACAAACATGAGCTTCACGCTGTCGTGGCCGGAGGCGGCGTGAATGGATGGGTTGAAGGGACTAGACGACCTGCTTCGCAAGCTCGATACCATCAAGGATCGCATGGCGAAGAAGGCGGCTAAGGCGGGCGTCAATGCCGGCCTGACGCCACTGGCCCAGGCGATGCGATCGGCCGTCAACGCGAGTCCGGCCAGCCCGGAACTAAAGCGGGCGGCGCGGAAGATGATTGGAAAGCGTCTGAAGAAGAAGGAAGGCAAGGATTACGTCGGCAAAGTAGGCTTCGCAGTCGGCAAGGCCACGAAGGCAAAGAAAGAAAAGGCGGCCAAGCGCTCGGTCGACAAGAGCAAAAAAGGCGTCGGTGTTTCGCAATCGAATATCCATTGGTTCGTGCTGGGCACAAAGGACCGCAAGACGAAGACGGGCCATCCGACCGGCCGGGTCGAGGAACTGTTGAAGGGGTGCGTCGCACAGGCGTCGTCTCAAGCGGCCTCGGCCATGCTGGAGGCCGCGAGGAAAAAGGTATCCGAGGTTCTGGCCCGCGAGGCCGCGAAATCTGGAGGATGAAATGGCAAAACTACGCTGCAAGGGGACTGTGCTCAAGGTCACCGTGGCTACCGTCCTGACGCCGATCGCGCAGATCGTCTCGTTCGATTTCGGCGATTTCAAGTCCGAGACGACCGAGGTCGACACGCTCGACAACGCCGACGCCGGCATTCCGAAGATGAATACCGGACGGGCCGACGGCGGCAAGGTATCGGGCGAGTTGTTTTTCGACCCGGCCCTGGCCAGTCACACCGCCTTTTACGGCTTGGTGTCCACGCCGCCGACGACGGAGACGGCCTGCACGGTGGAATTCACGAACAGCCCTAAGACCACGATGAGCTACAACGCTGTCGGATTCGGCTTGTCGGGTCAGGTCGCGCTCAAGGAAGGGCTGAAGGGCAAGTTCGAGATGGAAATCTCCAAGCTGCCGACTTTCGCTACTGGGTCTTAATCGAGAATGATCGAGGTGTGAAATGAAATGCCGACTGTTGCGCGACGAGAACCGCCCCATCCAAACGGTGGCGGAACACGAGACCTTCGTCAAAACGGGCCAACTTCCGCTGCTTCCGGCTGGAACCGTGATCGATCATGCCGACGCCGCCATTTTGGTCCGCATGGGCATGGCCGAGCCGCTC